CGAATGTTCTAACACCATCAACCATGATTCTACCGTAGAATCTGTTATTCACCATCTTCTTAGCGTATCTTGTCATGATACCCTTGATTGGTGTGAAGTTGAATGGGTTATACATTGTTGGTGTCAACTGAAGAGGTACGTATGGAGCGTAAACATATCCAGTGTCTAACAACGATGAACCTTTGTGTCCCAACAATACAGTGTTTGGTGGGAAGTAAGGGTCACGGTAAACCTGATATCTACCTGATAATGTACCTACTCTTTCGATACCCATATTGTACTGGTCCTGGTCAGGAGCCGCGTTTGAAACGTGGAAGTACTCAAGGTCATCAAAGATTGCTGAAATCTCAGAAGATACAACAATCCAGTTAGCACCACCTCTTAAAGTAGACTTATGGATTTGTGCTGAAATCTGATTGATTGCAGTAATCAATGTCTGATTCCAATCCTTTTGGTTGTACGCTGTTGAAGTAGTATTTAACTTTCTCCATCCATCGTAGTCCCATCTTAATGTCCAAGCCGCGCCTTTTCTCAAATCTCTTAAGATTTCACGGTCAATTTCAGCTGCAACTTGCTCTGACAACAATGCCGTCAATTCAGCCTCAGCATCAATGTTGTGGAACGCTGAAACGTCTTGAGCAAGTTCTGGTGACCACTGAGCTCTTAACTTTCTTTCTGTAACAGAAACAGTAACCGCTTCAAGGTCAAATGAAACTTCACCGATAGCATCTTCGAATTCTAATGTTTCGTAAGTTCTATACTTAGCTCCGAAAGTCCATGAAGTTACTGTTTGTCCTGTGTAACCATCAACAGTAGCGGTACTACTGCCAATAGCAATAGGAGTTGATGTATCAACTGACAAGTAGATAATACCATTAGCATCACAAATGTTATCGTAAGAACCACCAGGTCCTGAAGAAGGGAATGTAGTTGGAGTAGTTGTTCCGTACTGAACGATACCCTTACCGTACTTCTGAGTCACAACTCTGAATGGTAAGTAAGTGTTTGTTGACCCAGTGTAGTAAACCTGTAATGAAGACAAGAATTCTTCAGTATCCATTGCGTTACCATCAGGACCAATCAATTTACCAGCACCCGCATTTGAGAAACCTGATAAAGATAATAACACTTCTTTAACATTTGCACCTGAGTAGTCTGTGGCTAAATCAGTAACCGTTAAAGCTCCATTAGACCATGCAACAGGTACTAACTCACCTGATACTGTAGTAACAGTAGTTTCACTATATCTACCTTTTGAGTAGTCGAACAAACCTGCTGGGTCATCTTCAGGAATTTCACCCTCGTAGAATCTATCATACAAGTTAGTAGTATTAGTATAACCTGAGGTAGTCGATGTAGGTCCACCTGGTGCACCATATGGAGGAATGTGAGAGTTATCATTTCCATTAAAAGACTGTCTACCTTGAATCTTTGGTACAAAGTAGAACAACTTACCTATTGGTAAGTTCATCGCTTGAACTGAAACGATGTCGTTAGCCAACAACTTAGAGAAAACTCTTCTTACGATTGGGAAAACAACTGTTTCGAATGAACCTGAACTGTCAGATGCCGCTGCTTCGTTTATCAAATATGATGCTTGGTTCTCATATAACTGAGCCATATTTTCTTTTAAGTGACCTTTAAGGCCATCGAGGAACCCTAACTTGTCCCACTTGTTGATTGTGTCTTCCTTGATAACTTTTAAGTGCTTAAGACCGATGTTACCAACAAGACCTGATTCTAATAATGCTCCCATTTTAGTATATTTTTAAGGAATTTTATTTTTATTTTATTTTACTCATTAAATCCTTCATTCTTAAGAACTGTGGATTTTCATAAGTTTTACTCTCTATTAGGTTATTAGCAGAACCCTTAGTAGGTGTTTTAGCGACTTTAGATTGTACCGATTCAGTAACAACGTTAGTCTCTTTACCTCCTAAGTCTTCCTTAATAGTCTTATAAAGAGATTTTGATTCTTTAAGAGTTTCGACACCATCGAAACGTCTTAGTATATTTATTTTTTCTTGTTTCGTTGTAGAATGTTC